TCCTGCTTTAACAAATATACCTACGGTGATGATTCCTGAGTGCCTATCTGCTGAGCCACCCACGTCACGTTGAATTGCACCAGCACTTGAAATTGTAAGTCTTATAAACTTTTTAACTGTAGTTGTGTCTTTAATTGTTTCAGTACCTTTTTTAAGTGTTGCAACATTTTCATATTGTATTGGTACTATACTTGAATCGAAGTTATCACGTAATTGTTTCTCAATGTATTTTCTTTCATCTGCAAAACTCATTTTCTATTCTCCAATTCTGTTAATGTTCTTTTAACCATATTGAATGGAGCCATATAAACAGTACCATCCTCTAAGTACTTAACGTAATCTACGTCATTACCTACACTACCTTCGTCACCTAGTTTTCTAATATTTACTTTTGACCATCCTGCCTTTGCTCGACCAGTTCGAACTGGTGTCTTTTCTTTTACACCATCATAAAGGTCGTCAATGATTACATTGGTTTCTTCTACTGTCCAATCATTAATTGCTTCGACTATTTCGTTAATTGTATTAGGCATCGTCGTTTCTACGTTGAGCTTGTCCAGCTAATAATTGATCAATCTTACCATTCATTTTACTAAGCTCTTCGCGTGTCTCAGCTTTATCTTCTCTCATCTGTTCTTTTAAATCTTCCACTGACTTTTGTATTGGTGAACTAATAAGTCCAATCATCTTAACTACTTCGTCTTTGGTCGAATAGTTATTCGAAACGTGTAGCATGTGTTTATCTAAGCTCTTTTCCATTATTCTTAATTCCTCTCTGTTCTTGTCAGTTGCTGATTTTAATAATCCTATGACAAAAACAAAAACTGTAAGACCTATTGTAATTAGGCCAATTTCCAAAGATGGATCCATGTTACTTCCTTAACTGTAAAGTATAAACTGATTCACTAGCGTCTTTAGTGATGTTAATCGCCTTGTATTCTTCAGTACCGAGCATAAACACGTCGCTCTGAAGAAACAATTCTACGTTTAGTGCTCTAACAGGAACTATGGCTTTTAAGTCTCCAACTTCAAAGTCTGATGCTTCTAGTTTGTCATTAACGAATGGCCCAACAATAGCCTGTATCACCGTACCTGCTGTGTTAAAGTCCATAACTTCTCCTGTTTCCTCATCGTAAACTGAACTGTCAGTTTTAACTGTAAGTGATTGGGCAATGTCAGCAAAGTCACTGTTAATCATACTATAAGCTAAATCGTTAAAGTCAGTTTTAAGATTCATTATACAACTCTCACTGTATAATTACTATTTACTTTTAATATATTTGCAATGTATTTTCCAATATTGCTTTTTGTATTAGTGTTTTGTGGGCTGAACCACGTCTTACTTTGACTCACTGCACCTTCTACGGTGTTAGTAAGTGATTGTAAATTTGAGTCTGTGCTGTCTGTGTCATCAAACAAAGCAGTACCATCTATATATAACTTGGCTGCTTCATAAGTTGCTTCTTTTAATTCTTTGTGTATTGTTGCTGCNGGNCNAACNAATCCTTGTGCATCAGTAAAAGAAGAGCGGGGAAACGATAACGACTGATCTACGTCTGTCTTTGTACCGTTGTATTGCAAGCCNAATCTTAAATCNANNTACTGAGTGGCGTTGATCATGGCCTCTTCTGTTATTGTTATTGTCGTACCTTTTAGATCAAAGTAAGCCTGTGCATTGGCTACAGTATCATAACTGTTTGCTGATGCAACCCCTGTTCCGTCCTCTGCTATAAGTGCCATTGGTTATCCTTATTTTTTCTTTTGTTTTTCTTTTACTAACATTTCAATTATAATATCAAGATTCTTTTCTATTCGGTCGATTCGTCTCATCATTTCTGCGTGACGTTGGTTACCTTGTAGTGTTGCATTTAATTCTTTCTGTGATCGTTGAGCTTCCATTATGTTATATCCTTATGTTATGTTATTACCCAGATAAGCGGCCTAAGCCGCTTTTCCTTCGTTTAATATATTTCTATATTAGTTACTTACGATTGACGCCATAGGAATCAATTTGTTGTCAAGTACCTTAGCCCAGTTACCGCCAGTTGCAAGTTCAGAACCTATTGGTGCTGCTCCTGCTGCTGTACCTGTCCATTTAGTACCTGCTACGTGGAATGCAAAGTTGTCACGTACGATTAAAGTTTCAACACCTGAACCTGTACCTGCTAACTCATTCTTGTCTACTGCTACGCCAAATGCGCCAGTACCCATTCTAATAGCACCAGGTGCTACAATGTATGAAGTGTACTTAAAGCCGTCAGTACCACCAGCTACTTTAGGTGCTCTGTCATCTGATACAACAGGGTGTCCTAAGTATAAAGGCATTCTAAGATTTTGATCACCTACTGAGATAAAATCAATTAAACCTTCTTTCAACATCTTAGCCTTCACATCACTGTGAACGATAAGTGAATAGTTATCACCTAGCATGTCGCCGAATGGGCTAAGTGCGTCGATGAATGTATCACTGTTGAAAGTAGTTCCTACAGTTTGACCAGCAATGCTTTCTGAAGCAATGTCGCTTACTGAACCAGCTAGTGCTGTTGCAAATAAACCATTAAGTTGATTCAAAAGCATAGTTTGACGCTTACCAGCTACAATGTTTCCAATGTGTCCTGCAAGTGCGTCATGTGGGTTAGAACCAGCTAGTTGAGCTGCTAATTGAGCTGAACTATATGCTTCGTTACCTGCTAAACGTACTGCAATTTCAGATTGTGCTACTGATTTTACAGGTGTAATTTCAGTGCTGTCATCAGTTGGAAGCTGGTATTCCGCTTCTGCGTCTGGTGCAGCCCATGAAGGCATGTTAAACGTGCTTCCGCCTGCTGCTAGTTTTGACGATAAATCACCGTCGATTGCTACTGCATTCGAAGCAATAAGTTTCGAAGTAGTAGTTGATAAAGATCCTGCGTATGGTCCGAATACTTCTGGTACGACCACGTCCGCTATTTGTGTTAAAGCCATTATAATATCTCCTTGATAATAATGTGTGCCGTCATTGGCGTTTGTGTAATTGGGCACAACCCTCTTACGGTTAGTTTAGGCCACAGGCCTCATTTAGAACAGACGCGATCTGTGTTAAATGTTAAATATATTTATCATTAAGCAAAGCCTTTTGCTTTCATAACTTCCATTGCTTTCGCTGGATTAGTTTTATAAAGCTCTGTAATTTCTGCTAATGTTTCTGGTTGTTTGTTTATGGTCTTCTGTCCACCTACTGGTGTACCTGATCCACTAATGTTTGCAGTGGCGTCAAATGCCCTTGCAAAGTCATCATTGGTTTTAAATGTGTCAACTAAATCAGTTAGTGAAGCATCTTTACCTTCAGTCATCATCGGCATACCATTGCTATCATTAATTGTCAACTTTACTTTACCATCTATGTATTCACCGTTTACTTGATTCTTCAATTGGTGCTCTAGTAAAGTATAAGACCCTTTGGCTTTTGTGACTGCTGAGCGTAATTGGGTATCGATCTGATTCTGAACTATTCCGTCTACTAACTGTTCATTCTTTGTATTGGCTGCTGTAATCTGTTCATCGAAGTGTGCCTTCAATTCTTCTAGTGAATTATCTTCTTCTAACTTGGCCTGCTTATTTGCTTGTGTTGTTCTTACAAGTTCTTTAAGTTGGTCAAGTCCACCTAGTTCATTCAGTGAAGCCTTTACTTGTTTTAATTCATTTAATAATTCACTGTTCTTATTAAGTAGTGAATCATTGCTTGTTTGTAATTGTTCTAATTCTGCTGTATTATCCTTTGGTGTTTCTTCGTTACTGTTTTCTTCTGACATGTTATGTTCCTCGTTATGTTAATAAATCTTCAAGTTCTTTTGCTGTTAAAGCGAATACTTCGGGTCCGTCAATTCTTACAACCATCATTTCTTCGCTTGGTAATAAGTTAATTCTATTATCACTATCAAAACTAAATTCAACTGATTCGCCGTTAACTTCACCTTTAATAATTTTATCTTTATAACTTATCTCTGCATCTGCTTCTAATAAATGTTTATAATCTTTGTATTCAAATACACCCATCTTAATGAACGGTGAAGTTGGTAATCCTGGTCCTAATTCTTCTGACATGTTATGTTCCTCGTTATGTTATGTTGTTACTTACCTTTTGATCTTGCAATTCTTTTACAATGTTGAACTGTGGTGTTATTAAGTTTCTGCGTTTTGCTTCTTTTAATACGTCACCAGCAGTGATGAATCCTTGTCTATACATTTCCCATATGTCGCCCATTTCCTTTTGGTCGAACACTGGGATAAATTCTTTGTTTACATCTACTGTGAATGGTGTTAGTGATCCATAAAACATTTCTACAATTAATAATGCTGCTGTCAGTGAATCTTCTAATTGTACTGCAACTGATTTTAATATACTGTCTGCACTGGCAGCGTCAATTGCTCTGCCTGTTGCAGTCATGTTACCAGTACGGTCAACACTAATGTCCAATCCCATTACTGCCATTTGGTCTTCTATGTCTTGTAAGTCCTGTCTACCTGATTCAATTGCGGCACCACCGTGTTCAACATATTTCATGTCTGCGTCAGTGCGGTCAGTTGCAACTACACTATTAGGTCCAACATTGATTTGTACTTTGTTACCATTCTCATCTCGGTCTTCTATACCTTGTAAGAATAATATTGGTGAACGGGCAAAGTGTAACACCCACTGTTGATCAGAACTGGATTGCCAGTGTCTTATATTAAGTTCAGCTAAATCATTAAGCAAAGGTTCACCTAACATAAAACTAGTTCTGTTACCATACACTGGTACAATAGGAATAAAGTCTATTCCAGCCATTGTTCCTTCTTCTACGGTGACCCAATTTTCGGCCTGTTTCTCTTTTACTCTAAATAACACTTGGTTATCTACCTTTGCAAATTCTCTTATTTGATCTACTGTTTCATCTGTTGCAGTATCCCACGATTCAAACTCTGGAGTTGATGATAAACTAAATTTAAAGTAAACAAGTTCTTCACTGCCACGTGTTCGTTGTGATCTAATTGACATTACCTGTGTTGCTTTAATATCTACGAAGTGTGGTTTAATATCAGCTATGTTTTCAAGTGTGAAGTTTTGTGTGTCACGGGGAAAGTCAACTAATATATAACTGATGCCATGATTGATACTATTGCGTAAAACATCCTTTGCAAATTCATTTAAGTTTCTACCGGTGCTGTCTACGTTATTACTAAAGTCGCTTACTTGTGTGGAGCCACCTTCTAATTGTATTTTGCGAGATGTTATTTTACCTACGTTTGTTTCAACTGCTTTCTTATATGCGTTAAACAGTGTTGAGGTTTTTAATCTCATGTTATATAGTTCATTATCTTCTAGTGAGTATTTCGGAAGGTAATCTATGCTGGCTGCTCTCATTGCATCAGTGCCGCCCATCAAAGAGTCAACTAAATCCCATTTCTCTGATGCTGTTCTAAAGTCGTTGTCCTTTGATCCATAATCATTCATAATTTGATTCCTAAATTATTCTATACTTTATTTATCGTGCCTATCACATTTTTCTTTGTACTGTGATCCGCTCTTCTTCTGTTAGCCCGAAGTGATCATTAATATCATCGTTTGTCCATATCTTATTTTTATCTAATTTTACACAGAATTTAGTTTGTGGTCCATCAAGTGTATAACTTGTGTGTGTATTTTGTTGCACATACATATATAAATCTGATGTTAATTGTGAGTGGATGCTTTCGGCTTCTAGTTTTGTTCTACATTTAATTGCCCTGTACTTATCAGGAATTGTTATACCAGGTTTTATTATTTTAGTTGCTGCAAGCCAGGGTTTACAATTCCTCATATAAGAATTTATAACGTAATAAGATTTGTTATCTTTCATAATTTTATTTGTGGTAGTATACGTTAACGTGTTAGCATTAATTCTATCGACTGTTTTAATCGAGTGTATACTATTAATACTTTTATAACGCTTAAATTTGTAGTGGTCAATTACATACATCTTATTAACTATCTTTGTATAATACTTTATCAAATACTATTATCGATCCTTTCTTTAACTTAAAGTCGTTACATATAAATTCATCATTGGATACTTTTCGTTTCTATAAAGGCACAGGTTTGCATAACGATCTTAAAGTATTTGGATGTGTCTTTTATAAAATATAAACCACTTGGTGCCTGTTTACCTTTAAATAAAGTCGATGGTGTTATCATACACACAACATCAGACATTCGTTTTGCTTTATTATAAAACTTACTGTAAATATCTGATTTACCTTTTGTGTTATCACTAAATGGTGGGTTGCCTATTACACAATCAAATTTCATTACATTTTTCCTACGGTGAATGACGATCCATTCATTTTGTATAAGTGATAGATTAAATATCCCATTGCATCACCAGCGTGATCCAGTCCTGAGTCTTTATCTGGTTTACCATTCTTATATGTTTGGCGTGTAAGTGTTTTAATTGTGTTCTTACATGATGGGTCTATAAATAGCCTGCGTTGACCGGCGGCATTAAGTATAACACTATTAACAGTATTAATACGATCACTGATCAAAGGGTTGCCACGTTGGTCAAACTTTAAGTACCACCCATACTTCTTTAGTTCGGTGTGGTTAGTATTACTATCAGCAGCATGCCTATTACGACCACTTGCATCAGGGTATATAATAATATTTCTCTTGCCAAATCGTCTTTGTATTTCTGCCGCCATCGTCTTTGTATTACTATTATATTGTAAATGTATTTCTTCAACGATGTGTAAATCATTACCTTCCTTAATTGCGATTACCGCCATCATGTTATCGACGTTAAAGTCCATTCCTATGTGTAGTGTTGGTTCTGTTTTGTTACCGTCTACTATTGGTGACAGTGACATGCCCGTCCGTATATTTATTCCCGAGTCAAAGTCAGGATAAACTAATCCTGTTGTTGCAGATGGTGATGCTTCATATTCCTGTTGAAACTGTTGTGGTGACAGTGATTGTTTTGCAAGTGCTATTGCCCGTGGTGATCCTGCTGGTGTACCACTGAGGCGAGTTGGTATGTGCCAGCTTCGCCATCCTGCTTTCTTAGTTGGTGATCCTGGTAATCCATACTGACACTTCTCCCAAAGGTCATCGTAACCTCTCGCGGTGCCGGCGAATACTACGTCACCATAATAAGATGCAAGCATTGGCTGTAATAGTTTCCAAATCTCTTCCTGGTTCCTATGTGACTGCCACTCATCTAAATATAATTTATTACAGGTACGTCCAAGTAATCCATCTATGTTCTCAGTGCCGGCCACTGTTATCTTCGTATTGTTATTTAATACTAAATAGTGATCTACATTGTTTATTTCTTTGATTGCAGTTTTGGGGAAGATTGGATCAATGCCTTTCGTTAGTGTCTCCCACATTATATCCTTTGCTTGCTTAATTGACTTGGCCAAGTATAATAGATTGCCATTTGGTTCAGACCATGCGTCACTGTATATTAATGCTCTTAGTACTGTCGACTTACCAGACTGTCTGCCATTAAGTAATACTTTAGTCTTTGCTTTTGAAACTAATACTTCCTGTTGGTAGGGTGTTGGTGCGAAGATGGCTTCATTGGGTGTTAATACTTTCACAAATAACTTGTACCATTCTTATTTATAACGAGTGCTTGCTTTCTGTTTCGATCACTATAACTAACATGAACCCATCCACTGTTGCCGCCTTCATCTGGATACCAGTATTCGAGGATGACTTGATCGAATGTTAAATTATCTCTGATCCACTGTGCAAGTGTTAAGTTTGTAACTCCACTTATCTCAATGTCGGCAGCATTACCAGTGACGTGTTGACTCGTGTCCTTTGAGTGTAGTGCCCTGTTTAATTCTAAACAACGATAACCGCTGTTAACATCAACTCTCCCAAAGTGATCACGAACAGGCTGAAGAACATGTTCACTTAATGTCTTAAGGTTTCTTATTACTGTATCATTGGGTGACGTGTTATCTATTCCGAGACGAATAGCAGTTTGACTTTTAGTTAATTCACTTAATGTAAAATTAGTCGATAGTTTCATATTGGTATCCTTATCCACTGTCTCCGTCTTATGTTAAGGTAGTGGTTGTTTATTATTGTCCCAGCACATCGAGAAGCATAACGATAATACTGTTCGTCACTGAGAAAGTATAAAGCATTTAATTCGTTAATAACATTCATTCATCGTCTATGTTAAGTTCTTCACCTTCGTTAACTATACTGTCATCATTTGCCAGAATCTTTTCTAAGTCTGATACAACGATTGGTTGTGGTTTATATGTTTCTCCATCACCGTCGCCGAATGTTGTTTGTGATTTGCCCCATGCTCGATCAAATATCTCTTTGATGGCCATAAGTTTAATTTGATCTGTTGTGCCATCGTTGTGAGCAAGTTCGTATAGTACCTGGAACAGGGGAAACGATGCTTCAGTCATTAAGCGTCTAAACTCTTTACGTTCAGGTGATAAGTTTTGTCCAGTGGGNTTTAATATTTGACCTGGAGCNAGGTGTCCTTTGGCGTTTCTATATATACCGTTGGCATCCTTTTTATATCCTGCCGCTAAATATCCTTCATCATTCATTATAACTGTCCTTATGCTATGTAGAATAGTTGGAGCACCGGTTAATTGACACAATTACAGTATGTTGGTTAAGTGGTACTCCAACTGTTTTATTTATCATGTGTTATACAGTTTTATTCAGATATTTTGGTCAAGAAAAAGCCCACTCTTGCCAGTGGGCTAAAACGGATGAGTGTAACCGTTTTATTTATTACGTCTTTTAGCTGCCTTGCGATCACGTTTGGCTTGTGCTTTAGCCATTGCTTTAAAGTCACTGTCGTTTTGTGTGATTTTATATTCTTCGACTCCTAGTGTTCTTAGCGTTTTAGCTGAGTCGTTATCTAAGCACACACCAAGCACTGAGTTGATAAGTTTTTCGCGATTGTTAAATATTAACTTTGGTACTGTTAGTTGTTTCTTACCTAACATTTTTCTCCCGTAATTCATATCGAGGAATGCTTCTGTAAACCACTTTTTAATATCTTTGTTAACGTGGGAGTCAACTACAACTTCTGTTACTCCGTATCCGTCATCTATAAGCCCACACATAAATGTTGCAAAACCATATACTGTGTAATTCGTTTTTATTGCGTCTTTGTTCATTATATAAGATGTTTTCATTTTAAACTCCCACTTCTAAAAGTTGCTTTAATTTTAAGTTTAATGCTTTACCACTATAAGTATTCTTAAGGGTTTGTATTGCAAACTTAGCCATTTCTTTATCATCTGTACTTTTGCAAATTCTAAATATTAATTGTAAGTTACTCATTTTTTTTACTCCAGTTGTGTTTAACTTCTTAGTATATGTATTATAGCAAAATAAAGTGGTAATGTCAATCTTAACTACAGTAGTAGTATTCACTATATATTGCTTTGTTTTTGTTTAACACTTTTGGGGCATCATCAGCGTCTTTATAACGGTAGTTTCGTGCTGTCGATTCATCAAATCTGATTAAGTCAGCATTTTTAGCATAAGGTACTGTAAAGTCCCAGTGTTGGTTATTAATAGTACCTTTTAAACCCACCCACCGACTTTTGTAATATGGTGCGTCTGGGTGTCCTTCAATATACAACTTTGCGATGGTAAGTGTTTTCTTTGTAACTTTTGTAACTATTCCGTTTGCTATTTCAGTATCGCCAATCCGCCCAACTAAATCTCCAACTTTATAACCTTTTATATCTATAAAACGTGTCCCAGCTTTGTTTTCACGTTTTGGGTCGTTGTTAACTAATGTCATACAATCCACCATTGCTTTTAATAGCTCACTTTTGTATCTGTTATGTACGTCATAATCCATACCACCTTGGTAATCGGGCTTGCTGTTAACTGCGTTAACTGCTCCACTAAATTCTACTTGGTCAATTACAAGTAAAGGTAGTAAGTAAGGTGTGTCGACTAACTTAGCCATAAATTCAGCTTCTGGGTTGTTAATTTCATTAAGTTGGTCTTCGCCCATAAAATAAAATTCAAGTCGTTGACTAAAAGCAAATGCTTTACCGTTATGCTTGATTTTGGCTGTTTGCTTTATACCGTGGGCGTTTGCTGCCTTGCGTAAAGTTTTAGCCATCTTTTGATTCATTCTTCTTAGACCAGTATAAGTTTCGTTAACTTCGTCCCAGTCTGCTCTAATTGCTACTATTTTAGTATTGCTCATTTTATTCACCTTTTACAATTGCTCAGCTTTTGCTTCGCTTCTTTATTGTATATATGTATTATAACACCTATAAAGTGGTAATGTCAAGTTATGCTTGAGCTTTTAACTTTCTGCGTTTATTACGTGGCTTCTTTGGCCAGTTACTGTGATCCCACGGTTCCAACACTTCACATTCATCAAATCCACCATAGTTATATTTAATAACATTACCTTTGGTGTCATATGCTTCAACTTCGTTTGGACCGGTTTGTCTAATTCTAAATATAGTTTTATAACCTTGACCTTTTAAGTCCATTGTAATGCGGTTCTTAATCCACTTTAGTGATTCAACTTTGTTAACTTCAATGCCCTGATCGTTTTCAACTGTAAATGTAAATGTTTTCATCTTTATTACTCCGTTTGTTTAGTATATAAGTATTATACAGGAATAAAGTGGTAATGTCAAGTTATTCAAATAAACATTCAGCCATCATCTTTTCGTTTAACCCAGATGTACTATCGGCGGCATCTAAAATAAACTGTTCGTTTGTAACACACCCAGTCCAAAACTTATGCTGAAATTCCATATGTTCACGTTTACTTATAATGTGGGCTTCGAATAATGTTTCGGTGATGTGTTGTGCTCCGATTTGTTTACCCCAATCATATAATTCTATCGGCGTAAATTTGCTGTACTTAGAGGAGTTATACATGTTAAAGAAATAACCGATTCGTCTATTGTAATGCTTACCACGTAAATTTAACATAGTTGCCCACTTCTTAAATTCTTCACAACTATTACCGAATACGTCTTCGTAGTCTTCGATTATTTCTAATATTTGCTTGCTCATTTTATTACTCCGTTTGTTTAGTTTATATAAGTATTATACAGGAATAAAGTGGTAGTGTCAAGTTAAATAAAACCCCGACC